GTGGTGAAGTGTATAAAATCACTAGAGATAACAAATGGATTAAGATATGTCGATGTTTACCAGATCTGACATTTGAAGAATATTTAAAAGAAAGTAAAAAGAAATGACACCTATAACAATAACTGAAGAACAGAAAGATGAATTATTGGAAATGTTAAAAAAACTTTTTCCAGAATATAAACGCGTAAGTTGGGATGACCAAGATTTAGACATTGGCTCTTATTACGGTTGGGAAGTTAATCAATTTCGAAAATCCAATCACATTTTTCTTTCGAAGATGGAAAATGCTCCTTTTGATGATGGTATTTTTGTTCATTGGTATGAATTTTCATTACGATACCTTCTACCAAAATTTACAGATAGTTTAGGTGATTATTACGATGTAGTTACTGGTGAAAATTTTGTAGGACATCCTATTGATTATCTTTATGATTGCTTTAAAGAAAAGAAATGATTGACAATTTTAAAAAGTTTAAGACTTGGTTGGATTTTAGTGATCCAACCAAGTTTTATTATATACAAATTATACAGAGAAGTAAGGATATTGACAAACTCACTAAAAATAATCGAATGGTCAAAGCCTATTTTGTTTATTCTTTAGAGTATTTGGAAAAAAAAGAGCAGGAGATGAAAGAAATTGCTAATTCTACTAAAGGTAGAATTTATATTCATCCTGGAAGAAGAGATAGTAAAGTAGTAGCTTTAGAGCATTTGGAACAAGTTGCAACGATGATTAAAAATCATCAAGAAGAATTTGTTCACAAAGCTTATACTACAGCATGTGGTAGGCATCACTCAAAAGATAAGCTTTGGGTAATAGATATTGATGTAAAGGATGAGGTTTTTGTACAAGATGTTATCTATTTTATCGGTAACTTAGAACCTATTGGTGATAAATGTTCACATATTATACCAACTAAAAGTGGTTTTCATCTTATCACAACCCCCTTCAATACTGAGAAATTTAAAAAGCAATTTTCAGATGTCGAAATTCACAAAAATAATCCAACCTTATTGTTTATCCCTTAATAATTAAAATAATGAGTAGTAAAAAAATAATTTTTTTAGACATAGATGGTGTGTTAAATCATCAGTTATGGTATGAAGAAATAAGAGGACCAGGAAAAACTAGGGAAACTCCTAGTGATGACGCATTGGATTATTTTTGTCCAAGAAGTGTAGATATGTTAAATGAATTAACAGATAGAACTGGTGCTGAAATAGTACTTAGTTCTAGTCACAGAGTTGGTAAATCAAATGAGGAATGTATTGAATATCTTAGACGTGGTGGAATAACAGGTAAAGTGCTTGGGAGAACACCTAGATTATGGTTTCAATCAGATATGGAAGGTTATAATTATTCTGTACCTAGAGGTTGTGAAATAAAAGCTTGGTTAGAAACTAATAAAGGTATATTGGGAGCTAAAATGGAAGAGGTAAGATATGTTATATTTGATGATGATTCAGATATGATGTATTGGCAAAGAGAAAACTATTTTAGAGTTGATGCTTATTGCGGATTAACACCCAATATTATCTATAGGGCTGAAAGATTTTTAAACAAAAAATAATGAGAAATTTTAAAATAGAAGATTTTAGTGGAGCAGGTCAATATCTGTTGAGAATGTCTCCAAGAGAAATTTACTGTAAATCAAACAATTTACCGTTTGAAGGTTATTCTGATACAGGTCATTTAACGAGCCTCGTTAAAAAAGTTGGTTGGATTACGAATAACTATGATATTGGAGACGGTGAACAGATTTATACATTAACAGATATGTCTGATGGCATGACAAGGATAAGTAATTACACATCCAAGGAACCTCAAACAAATAATTATGAAAAAACTATTTGGCAAGGTGAGAATGGTAGTGGATTACAAAAGCTTGTAAATTATTTAAATAATCCAGAACTGTCACAAGAACATAGATTTGCCACACAAGAAGAAGTAGTAAGGGTTGTGATGTATCAATCAAGTAGGTGGAGAAATTAGTATGGAAAATAAAAAAGTAAGAACTTTCACCTTAGGCGATTTACACGGTAACTACAGGGGACTATTGCAAGTACTTGAAAGAAGTGGCTTCGATAAGAAAAAAGATAGACTTATATTTTTAGGTGATGTTTTTGATGGATATTCAGAATCTTATGAATGTATTGAAGAATTACTAACAATAGAAAACTTGATTTTTATTAGAGGTAATCATGACGATATATTTCTAGATTGGATGAACACAGGAAGACATGGGTTCGATTGGAATCATGGAGGTGATGCAGTAATTAAAAATTATGCTAAACATAGTGACAGGGATATTTTTTGTATGCCTGATATGGGAGGTTTTCGAACTAATCTCACTTTCATGGATATTCCAAAAACCCATAGAGACTTATTACATTCATCAATATCATACTTTGTGGAAGATGATATTTGTTTTACTCACGGTGGATTTAATAGACATTCCTTGGTAGAAGAACAAAAACCATCCATATTCCTATGGGATAGGGATTTATGGAGTTCTGCTTTATCTTGGAGTGAAACATCATACCCATATAAAATAAAAGACAACTTTAAGAAAATATTTATTGGACATACTCCAACGATTAATTGGAAAACCAATTTACCTAAAAAAGCATCAGTAATTTGGAATATTGATACTGGTGGTGGATATAAAGAAGGTAAAGTAACAATAATGAATGTTGATACTGAAGAATATTTTCAAAGTGATTTAAATTCAATACTATATCCAGATGAACGTGGGAGATAAGATAAAAAAAGTTTTTTCTGAAGTAAAAGATAATACTGAGTGGTTATCTACTACTGAAGGTGATGAAATTGAATGTATTTCAGTGGAATATTTAACTGGTATAATAAAAAGAATTTTTAAAGAGGAGATGGATGAATGAAAGAATTTTATGAAAATTTCTATAAGATGTGCAGTGCCACTGGAATAGTAGAACAACTTGTCACAGCAGGTTATTTAACAGATTTTACAACAATTAGTCCTGTAGGTGCTGAACAGATTTTGAAAAGTAAATTTAAGGAAAATGTTGGTTTTACTGAAATATATAGATCGAAATTCAAAAAGAATAATATTGGAATTGTAGGTAAAACAGGTGATCCATCATCTGTGTCAAATAAACTCAATAGGTTTGTTCTACAATATGGTTATTCTGAAGATGTTATTCTAGAAGCTACAGATTTATATATTAAAAGCGTAGATAATCCAACATACATAATGCAGGCAGATTATTTTATCTTCAAAAGAGATGGATTCAAAAGTGAAGAAAAAAGTATGTTGGCTTCATTTTGTGAACAAGTTGTTGATAATAGAGATGGTGAAGGAGAAATAAAATCATATGGCGACACTTTATGATAAAGTTCTTCACAATCAACGTAGAAAAGAACAGGGTAAGGTAAATAGTATTTACTGGTCTCTACCCAGATTAACTTCTGAATATGATTATCCAGGGTTTATAAAAGGTAAATATTTTGGCGTGACGGCGAATTCTTCGATAGGAAAAACGCAATTTACTAAATGGCTAACAATATATTCTACTTATAATCAATGGATCAGAAGTAATTATTCATTTGATTGGAAAATCAAATGGTTTGCTCTAGAAGAGAGTGAAGAAGAATTCTGGTTTACCATGCTATCTTTAGTGTTATATCACAACAGTAGTGGAAAAATAAAATTAAGTTCCACTAGTATCCAGGGATTTACAAAAAGAGTACTTACTCCAGTCGAATTAGCTGCCATATCAGCGGCTGAAAAAAGTAGTTTCTTTAAGACTCTATTAGAGAAAGTGGAAGTATACGATGACATTCATAATCCTACTGGAATTAAGAGGAAGATGGATGAATATTTTTTGACTCCTGAAATTGGAAAATGGGATGTTGAAAGCTATAAGGGTAAGGATCATATTAAAAATTATCGACAATTAACAGATGACCTATATGTTTTTACAGTAGTAGACAATAATAATCTACTTCAGGAAGAAAAAAACTTCTTTACGGATAGTATGATGAATAAATCACAGACAATGGAATTCTACTCAATGACTTATGCGTTAAATGTATTTTGTAAAAGATATGGGGGAATAGCTGTAGATGTCCAACAACAAGCGGCAGATAGTGAATCCCAAATCTTTACAAATCGTGGTGGCTTAATTGAAAGAAAACTTGAACCAAGTTTAGATTCTATAGGCGATAGTAGAAAAACTCCTAGAAATTGGGATGTTGGATTAGGACTATTTAATCCTATTAGATATGAAATTGATAATATTGAAGGATTGGATATAAGAATACCTATTTTGAATTACGGTAGATCTTTTAGAAGATTATTATTTTTGAAAGACAGGCTTGGTGGAAAAGAAGGGAGTCGATTGAATTTATACTTTGAAGGATTTACACCATATTTCGAAGAAATGAATACTTCTAAGTTTTATAGAGAGAACCCAATGATGTTAGAAAAAATACCAACTTACAAATTATGAGAATTTATGATTGTTATTACGATATTACTCTGAAAGATGGTACTAAACATCAAAATGGAAATACTGCTTGTTGGGTAGGAATAAATCGTTTTTATTGTTATGTTAATGGAGAGTGTACACCATCTTTTCACTTTAATGCTAGAAAAAATTTTCTAAAAGACGATACTATTTTTATCAAAAGGTTTAAAGAGCCTGAGATAAGTTTTAAAGAGATAAAACTACTATGTAAATTAATTGACGAGATTACTCCATGTAAACTTGATTATAAACACAGAAGGATTAAATACACCATGGTTGATTTAGGATATAATAACAATTTAATATTGTTGAATTTCATCAGATATTGTTGGTATGAACCTTACAAAGGGTTCAGTAAATTATTTTTTGAAACTTTGGAAAATAATACTGGGGACGCTATGCAAAGATTAACTCATGCTAATAAAGTCGCTAGTGAAATTTATCACGGGAGTACTTTCTCTCCAGGCCATAGTAATGTCCACAAAAATTTAAAAATTAGAACAAATGCAGAATTTTTAAGTAGATCTATGGACTCAACAGCATCATTTTTAACTTTAACATGAAAATATTATCGCAAGAAGAAATAGAAAAAAATATCGGTTCTAAAAACACTACATCTATAAAACCTGAAATTGGAAAGCCCTATTTTGTAGCTATAGGGACTCAAATTATAACTTCTACGGGACTTAAAACTCGTTTACCATGGAGTGTAAATACCATGGGAGTATTTTATGTTGGTGAGGTGTGGTTAAAAGAAGTACCGCCTCATTCAGTGTCACCCATAATATTTAAACTAGTCGAAAACTAAACCTCCTCCAATAAAAAATTTTTTTATATCCCAAATTTTCACTATCTTTGTACAGTGAATAAAGAAGATAAATTAAAAAAATTGAAAGAGGGTTTAGGTGCCCTTGAGAAAAAGTATGGAGACTTTAAAACATTAAATAGCTCTGATAAAAGAGTCTATGATGTAATACCAACTGGTTCCATAGGTTTAAATCAAGCACTTGGTATTGGTGGAGTTCCTAAGGGAAGAATTGTGGAATTGTTTGGATGGGAGTCAAGTGGAAAAACTTCGGTAGCAATGCATATAATTGCAGAATCACAGAAAAAAGGCGGTATTTGTGCATTCATTGATGCAGAGCATGCTTTTGACCCAGAATATGCTAAAAATATAGGTATTAATTTAGATGAGTTATATTTTTATCAACCTTCTAGTGGAGAAGAGGCTCTTAATTTAGTTACTGATTTACTAAAACAAAAGGTTTTTGATGTTATTGTAGTAGATTCTGTTGCAGCATTGACTCCATTGAGTGAAATTGAAGGGCAGGTTGGTGATAGCAAAATAGGATTACAAGCCAGAATGTTATCTCAAGCTATGCGTATTCAAGTCGCTGAAGTGGCTACCTCGAACACCTGTTTGATTTATATCAATCAGTTTAGACAAAAAATAGGAGTTATGTTTGGATCACCAGATGTGACAAGTGGGGGAAATGCCTTAAAGTTTTTTGCTTCTATTAGAATGGAGATTAGTAGAAGTACTACAGCAGCAAATTCTATTGTTGAGAAAGATGTGAAAATGGGTAATCTAACTAAAGTTCATATTACTAAAAATAAATGTGGAGCACCTTTCAAAAAATGCGAGTTTAATATTCTATATGGTGTAGGTATTGACAAATATGGCGAACTGATAGAATTGGCTAGAAGTAAAGAAATAATTAAACACAGGGGTAAGAAAATAAGTTATGAAGATTTCGAACTAGAAGGTTCCTCTAAAGAGGAGGTTTTGGAACAATTCATCGATATACTTAAAGACAACCCTGAAATGTTCAACGAAATTGTAGAAAAATGTATATCGGAATAATATTATTTATATGTCTTATGGTGGGATTAACTCTTGCTATGGGGAAAGAGAGGGAAAAATAAATGTTTGAGTTACCAGATAAAGTGGAAGAGGCAAAAGGATTAAATCCTAGAGATTTAGTAATAATTTCCCAGCCTAAAATGGGAAAAGGTACAATCCTTGGGGATTTTACCAAAAAATACAATGCGATTGTATTTGATTTGGAAAAGGGTGGTTATGAATACATTGATGCTAGAAAAATCAGTGTGTACCCCACTCAAGAAACTACAGTATTAGAAGCATATTCTAATTACGTAGCATGGAGAAATGAACTCCTAAAAAATAAAGGTAAGTATGAATATCTGATATTAGATGTTTTAACAGAATTAGACAAATTTTCTGAAATAGGTGGTACTATTGCATATATGCATTCCACAACAACAGGTAAGAATTTTAATAAGGATATTAAGACAGGAAACAGATATGAATTAGGTGATCCAGAATTTAAGTACGTTACTTCTTTACCTGATGGTGCAGGATTTCAACATACTAGAAAATGGTTTATGGATCAGATTGAAATTTTTTCACAAATAGCTCCTTATCGTATTTATGCTGCTCACGTTTCAGATAAGTACATTAAAGATGCTGGAAAAGATGAAGTTGTAGGTAGTGAGATTAGTTTGACGGGTAAGCTTAAATCTATATTTAGTGCTAAAGTAACCACACTAGCTAAACTAATTGCCGATGGCGATTCTAGATACTTATCATTTGATGTTGCAAATGATAGTATTATTGCAGGTAGTCGAGCACCATGGTTATCTGGAAAAATTAAAATTAGTGAAAAATTGGAAAGTGGTGTAGTAGAAACGTATTGGAATAACATTTACAAATAATGGAAATAGTAGAAAATTCAGTAAAATCAAAAAAACTGTACACAGGAATAGGTTTATTCTCTGTAATTGCAGTAAATCCTGATTCTTTTGGGATTAGGAAAATTTATGGATGGGATGACTCAGCAGAAGTTAGAGAACCTAACTATAATATGGGTGAAGATAAAGGCCATCGTATCGATGTATATTTAAAGTATAATAAAGGTATGATGGAAGAAATGGAAAAGGAACCTATTATGAAAGTGTCCTTTTTCACAAAAGATGAAGAAGTGACAAGTAAAACAGGAAAGTATTTATTTGTTAACCATTCTGGAGTATCATTTTACTACAATTCTTTAGAAGAAATTGTCAGTGCAAATGAATTAGCAGATGAGGACTATAAGAAATATGACCTTACAGGAGCCCATAAAGCTAAAGGTGGAGAAGTAGAACTATTAGAATTTATCATTGCTGTTAGAAATATTAATCCAACGGCATCAAAAGTATACTTTGAGAATTATTCTAAGATTGCTAATGGTAATGTCACAGAATTGATTGAGATTCTACAGCCTGCAATCGATAAAGGTAAAGTTTTTTATGCCATGTGTGGTGTTAAAGATGAAAAGTATCAAGATGTATACGGTAAAAAATTCTTACCATATGGTTATCAGTCTTACCAGATGAAAAGATTCTTGAAAGATGTTAATTACGGCTATAAAGCTTACTTTACAGAAGACTTTAAAGAGTTTACTCCAACATCAGCCCCTATGAATATGGAACAAGAGGTGGGTGGTAATAAAGATTCTGATAATCCATTGTTTTAATTAAATTAACTAAAGTATAAAGGCGAGTAGAGATACTCGCCTTTTTTATTTATATGAAAATATTAACACAGGACGAAATTAGAAATCTTCGCAATAGTTCAGAGAAAGAAATTCTTAATGGGATACGAGTAGAGTTAGAACGTATCATTAAAGATAGAGAAAAAATTGATCAAATGATGGCGATATATTCAGAAAACATTTTAGAGTATGCATCCTATTCAGTATCAACTTTTGTAAAAGCCTTTCCTGACTGGAGTCAGTATCCAGAATTACCATTTGCGGATTTTGTTATGAGTTTACCTCTTTCTTTTGGAACTACAATAATATGAAATTATTAAAGCAAGAAGAAATCGCAAAATTATCTACAAATTACGGCCCCCATTTACAATATTTGAAGTCCAGACTAGAACAGTATCTTGTTGGAGATTTGGATACTTCGCGAGAAATGCTAGATATATATTCAATGGGGTTAAATCACTACAGAGGAAAGCGTTTGGAGCTCTTTTTACAAAATTATCCTAGGTGGAGTGATTATCCAAATCTACCATTTGGTAGATTTACAAAATTTATGCTCTTACAATATACTGAGGAAATAAAAGTTCTTATATGATTATAATAGAAAATAATCTTAATAAAGAGGATTTGTTAAAATTAGTATCTCAAGAAAGTATTATGAAATACTACTTAGGTTATGAAATTAACACTAAAGATAAATTTATCAATCCCTTACGAAGTGGGGATACTCGAAAAGGTTGTTTTTTCTTATATAGCTCTTCAGGGGTACTTTATTTTGTGGATTATGCCAATACTAAAACACATTTAAATTGTTTCGATGTTGCTTCTATGGCAACTGGTGTGGAATTTCCAAAAATTATAAACAGGATTCATTCAGATTTAGAAAAACAGTTGAAATTTGTTTATAATAGAGAAATTATCACCACTCAAAAAAAAGAGTGTGATATTAAAGTGACACTAATACCATTTGCTGATCAAGATATTCAATACTGGTCGCAATATGTAAAAAGTGAATCAGAAACTCTCAGACTATTAAAATTCTTTAACATTAGAAAATGTGAGAGAGTTTGGATCAATAATGAGATATGGAAAGTCACTAAAGAGAGTGAGCCTATTTATAGGTATCGGCAAAAAGACAAAATAAAAATTTATCGACCTTTTTCTAAAAAAGAAGATAAATTTAGAAACAATTATTATGGGGGACTTTTGGATGGTTGGGAACAATTACCTTCTTGCGGTACTGTTTGCTTCATACAAAAGGCCATGAAAGAATCCTTTAGCATGTATTCTTATGGATTTAGTTCTGTTGGTGTGCGTGGTGAAGGAATTATGATTAGTGAAAATGCATTGAATTTATTGAAAATGCGTTTCAAATATGTCATTCCATATATGGATAATGACAAACTGGGAAAAGAAATGTTGTTAAAATATAAAAAGGAATATGGACTGGAAGGCATTTGTAATCCAGAAAATAAACCTAAAGATTTTGGCGATTGGGTGAAAATGGATAAAGAGGAACCAGAAAAATGGCTAACAGATTATTTAAAAACCTACTACCATTTAGAGTAGTTAGTAAGAAGAAAATTGACGAGTATGAAAGAAAAATAAAAAAATTAAACGATGACAAACGTTATTGGAGAAAGAAAACCTTCGAGAAAAATTCTTGAAGAGTTAAATTTAGATAGTTCTTGGGTAGATGCTCTAAGTGACATTTTACACGAGGATTATATGTACGCATTAGGTGTAAATATTGCGAATCAAAGAAAACAGTATCTAGTACATCCACAAAAGCATAAAGTATTTAAAGCATTTAAAAACACTCCGTTCTCAGACGTTAATGTGGTTTTAGTGGGTCAAGATCCTTATCATAGCTCTGTTGGACAATTGGAAGTTGCTACGGGTTTATGTTTTGAAAGTGGTGTTGAAAATTTTGTACCACCTTCATTGCGTAATATCCACAAAGAGTTAATTAGTGATTTGGAATTATACACTCCTAATTTAAATTCGTGGTCTAAGCAAGGTGTGTTAATGATGAATACTGCTTTGACAGTGATACATGAACACCCTGAATCACATATTCAATACTGGATGGAGTTTACTGAGGGAATCTTTAGAGCATTAGCAAAAAAAAAAGATGTTATTTACGTCTTGTGGGGTAGAAAAAGTCAAATGTATAAAATGTTTATTAACCCTAATGAAAATTTTATATTGGAGGCTGCTCACCCAAGTCCCTTTAGTGCTAATTCTGGATTTTTTGGATGTAAACATTTTAGTAAAATAAATGAAATTTTAAAAATAAATGGAAAAAAAACAATTAATTGGTAAAACAAAAATATTCCTAATTGGCGATGCGAGCTACGTCAATTGGATGGAAAATGTACAACTTGTAGACTCAATAGAAGAAAGTGATGTTGTATTCTTTACTGGAGGAGAAGATGTTTCTCCAGAGTTATATAATCATCAGAATTTAGCTTCTTACACAAATAGTCGTAGAGACGAACAAGAAGTAATATATTTTAATGAGGCCCTAGCATTAAATAAAAAGATGTTTAGTGTATGCAGAGGATTTCAATTCATATCTGTTATGTCGGGAGCTAAAATGATTCAGGATTTTTATGGACATGGTGGCTCTCAGAATATGGTGACTGTAGATGGAAAACAGATTCAAGTATCCTGTTCACATCACCAAATGGTATATTTAGGTGAATTACCAAAAGAAGATTACCGACTAATAGGTTGGGTAGAAAATTCACGGGATGTTAAATATCTTTATGATAATGATGGGGGACATGTTAAAATGGATAAAGAAACTGAAATTGTATTTTACCCTAAGACTAATTGTTTAGGTGTTCAATTTCATCCAGAATACAGGACTCACAGTAATGACCCAAAAGATATTGAATACATTCAGTATTGCAGAAACCTATTCAATGATTTTTTAAATAACAAACTATATGAAAGTTTATATTCCAAAAGCAATTAATCATTCTGCACCATACCATACAGGGTGGCTTAGTAAGCCAGGTTATTTTCATAATAATTATGAAACAGCCCAAAAAGACCTCACCTTGGTAGAAGAACCAAAAGATGCTGAAGTAATACTTTACACAGGATTGGGAATGTATAATGATTACCAATCCCCTAATAGAAGTTCTAATGATACATTTATTAAAAGTATTGTTGAAACAAGAGATCTTGAAAAAACTCTAGTAGTAGCTGTTTCTGGTGCAGCACTTTATTTGGCTGAAAAATATGATTTACCTTTAGTATCTAGTCCAGGTAATAGAGTTAATCACGCAGTAATGTTTTACAATAATACTACTGCATGCAGTGATTCTACACACCCTTTCGCTATTGATTTTTCAAGTATTATTGATGATTGTTTGGTTATTGCTAAAGGGTGGAATCTTGAAAATAGAACCTATATACGCACTAAAGTAGATGACGATAAGTCTATTGAAAACATAGATGTTATTTACTGGAAAACTGAAAATATTCTTTTTTGTCTAGGTTACTTGGGTGGAACTTACATTAAAGAATATGAGAATAGTTGTAGAGACGTGATTCGAGAAGCGGTTAACACAATAAGAAATAAGCAAAATGCAAGTAGCTATCCAAGAGATTGAGAGAGGAAAATATGCGGAATCATTTTCTTCAGGTATAGAATTTTCCATGGGAATAATAAAACAAGGTCAAGTGCGTCCATTGTTTGGATTTACTACATGTAAGGATTTTTTAACTGATGTAATTTGGTCGGAAAAAACTAAAAAACCTTTTGGATTATATAAATTCAATTGGAAACCTCAAAATATATTAAGGAAAAATATCTATATTCTTGTTAGAAACAAAGATGCTAATATTACTGAAGTTCAAAGTAAGACTCTTCAGAATATTTTAAATTTTTGGGAAAACCAATTAGGTTTTAAAAGAAGTAGTGTGGGAATACAAGAACAACTTCTAGTTGTAAAAATGTCGAAAGACTGGTTTGAAAAACCATATATGATGGCATTATTTACAACTTTACTTAGTTGTTATCCTGTAAGGAGAGAATTTGTAGATTTTGAAGATTTTATGGTAGTTGCTAAAAATGATGCCATACGCTCAAGATATTTTTACGATTTCGAAAAAGTAATTAGAAAAATATGGAGTGGTGAAAATTTAGTTTTTCAAGACTATGATGACAATTTGACACCACATCAAATACATTATAATTTAGGTTTGACATATGTTAATAAATAATATAACAATCGGTTCAGATATTGAAGTCTTCTTAAAAAATAAAGAAGGTGTGCCAGTATCATCGGAGGGGATTATTCCTGGGGAAAAATATAATCCTCATGTCGTAGAGGGTTTTAGAACATTATCTTTAGATAATGTTAGTTCTGAATTTACAATTAATCCAGTTGTATCAGAAGATGAATTTGTCAAAGAAATCCAATATATGTTAAATCATATATCAGATTATGTCAAAGACAAGGATTTAGAAGTAGATATTTATCCATGTAGAGAATTTAGTGCTGAAGAACTCTCCACTGAAAATGCAATGACTTTAGGTTGTGATCAGGATTATAATGCTCGTACTAGGAGTGTTAATAATAAACCTGAAGTTGATGATATTATGTTCAGGAGTTGTGGTAAAAATGTCTGCCACCTCATGAAGTAATTTGTGAGCAAAATCGCGTAAAATCGGTGAATAAAAATTTCAGTTAATTCTAAAAGAATTATTTTAAATACCGAGGTAATTAGAAGGATAACGAAAGGCTTTCTAACACCGTAGAGCATAGTTGATGAATAAATATAATTCAACCAAGAGTGCGCGCCCCAACAGTCTGTTGGGTGAAAATATATGCCGAACTATAGCGAGTGAAATGTAGCTATAGAACTATGAGATAAAAAGCTTATAGGGTAACAAGGAAGGGGACACCTTCATATGGCTTGGCCAGGATTTGACTTAGAGGTAGGTTTACAATTAATAGCAGCTATGGACTTATTTTTAGGTTTGCCAATGCTATTTTTGGAACCTGTGACTAAACGTAGGGAGCTTTATGGTAAAGCTAGTTGCATCCGCTTGAAAGAGTATGGTCCTGATTTAAATGGTAGAAGAAAAAAAACACTACAATAAACAAAATATCTCTTGCTATAATTACTTTTTGTTCGTATATTTGTACCAATAAGTACAACATGGAACAACAAAAATTTTTAGAATTGTATAATTTACAATATACCGATTCTAGAATAGCAAAAGAAATGGGTATGACTGTACCCGAAATAGAAAAATTTAGAAAAAGTCTTAAACTTCCTCATAGAATTACTCAATTAAGTGATTTAGACAGAGAAAAAGCTATCAATCTTTACAACAATGGGTTTAGTGTTGCTGAGATAGCAAGGATATTCTTTTGTTCTGAGCCTTATATAAAGAGAGGAATTATTGGTGAGAATAGAAAATCTAGGCGACTTGTGACTGAAAATGTATTCTCTGATTTAAGTAGAGAAGATGTTCAATATTGGCTAGGTTGGTTAGCAAGTGATGGGTGTGTGCATAAAAATAGAATATCTCTATCATTAGCCGAAAAAGATAGGGATGTTTTAGAAAAATTTCGTGATTTTTTAGGAAATCCTAAAATAAATATCCGCGAAACAATACATCACAAAAAATTTAAGCAACTTTCTATAAGTTTTAGAAACGCTGAAATAGCAGAATTTTTAAAAAGTTTAGGAATTACAGAAAACAAAACTTTTACACTAGAGACTTTGTTCCCATTGTCTTTTCCTTATATGAGAGGATACATAGAAGGTGATGGGTATATTGATCCCAAACAAGATAGAATATGTTTGGTATCAGCTTCTTTAGTACATATTGAGCAAATTTCTGCATTTTTAACAAAAAATCTTATAGAATTCTCCAGACACACTAAGATTCAAGGAGAAAAAAATATACACTATTTAGAAATAAATAAACAGAGTAGTGTTCTAAATTTAATATGTTTATTGTATTTTAACGCTTGTACTTTCATGAATCGAAAGTACAATAATGCCTGTCAGATTAGAAATAGTCTGATGAAACTGCGTCAAATTCAGGGAACCAGCGTTGGGAATCCTGAGCCAACCCTTGATACTAAGGAGTAGCATCACAAGAAAAAATGTGGTGGGATGTTACTAAGATATAGTATTGTATGGAAGTGTGCAACGACTTGACGGCGCACCCCTAACGTAAAGACGAGGGTGAAGGGAAAGTCTAAGTAGGAGAGAACCTGCTTGATAGAATATAGGACTTTATCTAATTATTGGGCTTCTAGTGAGGAATTGATTAGGTATGTTTGGCGTGGAATTATGAAATCTATTGATTTTGTAAATTCAGGTAATACTGTAGATAATTGGGAAGAGGTTGCTGAAATAATCAACAATAGTGACTTAGAAAAGGCCCGTGTCCTTTTAAATCAACACGGCGTAAAAATAAAATAAAATGAATAAATTAATTATCGCAGGTAAAGACGGTAGGCCGTCAATGAAAGGTGTTTTCGCATTAATGACATTAGGAATGATGATGCATAGAAGACGTTTGCCCAATAAAGAATATTGGAGAGAGTATAAACATGGAAGAATTGGGTATACAAAAGTGAAAACTTTTAATCCTAATGACGGAGATGTGATTATTAGATGGGGTTCTAGAATCCCATTTACAGGTAATTTTGTTTCATATAATACTGCTAAAGCAATTGAAGTATGTACAAACAAAAAACTCAGTAGGGAAAAATTTATCGAAAATGGGGTTAGATGTCCAAGATTAATCACACCACAAAATTATGATGAGATTAATCCTACTAAAGTAATTGCTAGACCGCATTCTCATGCTAAAGGTAAAAACTTTATTGTGTTGAAATCAAAACAAGCTTTTCTTAATCATTATAAGAATGGTTGGTATTATTCTGAATTTATTGATAAAGATAGAGAGTTTAGGGTACATGTAGTGATGGGGAAAGTTCTAGCTGTACTTGAGAAACCTCGACCTGATGATGGTGGAGAAGCTTGGAACAGAGCTATTAATGGTGAAGCTTTTGAATTACAGGAATGGAAAACTGTTAAGAAAGACATAATGCTTCAAGCTTGTCGAGCAGTTAAAGCCCTAGGATTAGATATTGGTGCAGCGGATGTACTATTCAAAGATGACCAAGCATATGTCGTAGAAGTAAATAGCAGTCCTACTTTAAATAGCAGTCCACATGTTACAGAAAAATATGCTAAAGTGTTTGAATTTATTTTTAGAAACCATAATGGAACTAAATTAAAACCATGGAATTTTGAAAACTGGCAAAAAAGAGTATCCTTTTTCTGGAAAGACAGTCAACTGAATGCTAGTAATTTTGGAAATGACGTAAACAATATTGTAAATGGAGTGGAGTGAAAAATTCAAAGAGTTTGAAGAAAAAATTTCCGTTTCAGGAAAGGTTAAATTCAAACTAGACGGTTTACAATTTGACTCGTTAGAAGAAATGTTAGATTGGACTTATTATGGGGCTAATCCGACAGATACTATATATGTGAATAGCGGCATGAGGGCATTTGGAAAAATGGTAAATACTTATAGGAGTATTTCTGATATATTTTTAACTTATAAATATTACTTCCCAAGAAAGAGGTCTTTTAGAATATTTTTAGACAAACTGTTTGTATGGTTAGAGAAAAATGATAAGTCTCTATTTTATTGTGGTAACATAAACAAAATAAATATTGGGGAATTTAGTAATTACCATGAAAATATTAAAATTTTCTCGTATTATATAGGAACACATGGTTACATAAATAAGTCACATTGTGGTTTATCGTTAGCGGATTTAATAGAATATTACAAAAAAAACAAAAAATGATAAAATTAATAATAATAACGTGGGTTTTAACCTACTTCCTAGTAAAGAATACTAGAGGCATGTTGACTTGTGGGTTGACAGCATACAATGGCCCAGTGGCCGCAGATCCTACTAAATTGAAACTGATTGCTCTTTTCAATGAGGCTAGAGGTAAAGATAGTTGTGGAATATTTAATGGTGGTAAAACATCTTATGGTTGTAAAGCCACTAAGGATGAATTAATTTCTACAGTATTGAGGGAGAGAGTTTTAAAGACAGATAAGGTTTGGAGAAACGTTATGATTCATACCAGAAAAGCCACATTTGGCGCACACACTGTTGAAAACTGTCACCCTTTCACTTATATCAAGGGTAATAAAAGACAATGGTTTATGCACAATGGGACAGTTAAAAACTGGGAAGAAATGTGTGTGGATTTCGGATTAAAATCAAAAGACTATAACGTAGACAGTCATGCTTTAGGTGAGATGGTTTTTAGAGGTCACGTTAAAGAAATGTTAGCATCTTACAAAGGTGCTGGGGCTATGATTTGGTGTAATAATACCGACAAAAATAAAATGTATGTGTGGAAAGGTGGTGCTGGTGGAAAAGAGGAACGTCCTCTATTCTATTATAGGGATTCTAAAACCAATGGCTGTTACTTTTCTAGTGAATCTGAACCACTATTCATTTTGTCGGATACAAAAAATGGTAAAGATTTAACTCCAGAAGTATTCATTTTAGACTTAAATACTTTATACACTTTTGAGGACGGTAAAATAATTGATAGTGTAGTTATTGATAGAAGTGAGAAACTCCATGAAAATTTTATTATTCCCAACATGTCCCAGACGAAGACTACCTCAGGGGGGCAGGCATCCCAGAAATCTACTGGGGCCTCATCACATGTTGGGAAGACGTACGGTACTACAGAAAATTCACTGAAGAATACTATGAGTGAAAAAGCTTTTGAAAAACTTACGAAAGGAGTTAGTGGGTTTGTAAATTTTTTAGAGGGACGATTCCTAAGAAATGGTCACCCTCTTCAAGGAACAATGTCCCTAGACGAAATAGGCGTAATTAATGGACCAAATGGGGTATGTCAACCATACCACTTCTTTGACGGGATAATGATAAGGAGTGAAGGTGATTTAAAAGTTTTGGAAGAATTTAAAAAAACTAATAAGTTTATCACAAGATTTCAATTGGAATCTGTTTGTTCTTTTCCATTTTCCACAAGATTGTTTGGAACAGATCTCTCTACTGATTGGTGGAAATATGTTAAAAATAAAATGTCCAATAATTGGATAGGCATGCAAGATCCTAACGAAACACTTCTACTACCTTTTGAAGAGAATGATACATATTTACTTTTTGAAAAAGGTATTCTAGTGGATATTGAAGAATCTGAATCAACTGAAGATATGGTAAAAGTATTTACAGAAGATGTGGACATACTAATGGAAGATTTATTTTCAGGAATACACCAAGTTCTTGAAGATTATAATGTTTATAGTGCCTACTTATCAGAATATTTGAAAGAAGAAGAAGTAGAAAATTTAGAACAGAAGATATTCAAAATTTTAAAAATTAAAGAAATATTTGATGCCGATGTCACAGAGTAAAAGAATAATAAAAGGTATAGAATATGATACCTCAGACATTGTTAAAATAAATGGGAGGTACTATCCTAAATCTGACGAAAGAGTAATTTTTTGTATAGATACGAATAGTTATCAATTACGAAATGCTAATCATCGTTTTGGGATATGGATAGATGATGCGCTAAATGCTTCCTCTGGTATTTTTACAGTAACTGACCAGGCCACAGCCGTCATAGACGACAATAGTTATATCTTGGAGGATGCGGATCATGAACTTTGTCAAAAATTTAACAATAATTCTAATGCTGTTGTTGTTAATGACGAGTTAAAGCTTTTGAAATTATATGGGAAAGTAATAAATCCTGATCCTGTTTCAGATATTTACTATTTTAACAGAGATTTTCCAAAAGTAAACACCACTAATTTTCCATATAATGTTGATACCAACAACATAAAAAACACACAAATTCGTCACGATTCATTTATTAGTCGCTACGATAATGTTAATTTGGATAAGTTTACTAAGTTTTTAAACTACTCTATTGGAGTAGAATATGAAACATCTAAAGGATATTTGACAAATAGTTTATGTGATTCTTTGGGAATTGTTAAATTACGAGATGGTTCACTTGATGGGGGAGTTGAATATTCTACAATTCCAATGTCAGGTAGAGATGCAATCATAAGTAATATTTTAATTCCAAAAGTACTCAGGAGTTTTAAACATAGTATAGACATTACTTGTTCGTTACACGTTCATTTGGGAGGTTATCCAATAGATAAAGAAAGTATTTGTTTATTATGGTTATTGTTGGATCGTTTGCAATTTAAAATAGCGGATTTCATTTGTCCTTATCGCAAAACTAAAGCTTTTGTGGAGAAGGTCTTTATGAAAGAAGGTAAAGATTATTGCGCGCCATTACCTTCAGATCGTGTAAGTTCTAAAGAATTGTTTCGTCATTATCGTCAAGGTGCTAATGAGGCGTATGAGCAAGAAGTCAAAAATCAGTTTTCTAACATTTTCACATTTTTGACTAACGGTGTAAGAGAATGTTCAGATTACAACCTTTCAAATCGTAAACATCCTGCTAATAAGAAATGGGATCAAATAAGTAGATATAGTAATATGAACGTATTACCTCTAGTATTTGGTAATTCTAGAACGTTTGAAAGTCGTTTGCATACGGCTACGTTAAATCCTTACAAAATATTTAATTGGATCTTTATCAATAACGCAATATTAAAATTTGCAGAGAATAATAAAGAGAGAATTTTAAGTAGGGATAAAATAGATATGGAAGATATCTTATCTGTGTATTTAGATGGTTCTGTTGAGGGAGAGACATTATATACGTATTTACAAAGATATATTATGGAGAGGAAAAGTACATTTGAAAATTTCTTTGTGAAAAAACACAAGTATTATCCTCATGACATGGAAATAGAGGGGGACTATGACTATATCCCAAAATATGTTCCAGATAGTATTAAAGCAATATTTAGTCAAATAAAATAAATGGTAGATTTTAGTGTAGGGCATTTCTTAATGGGTTGGGCATCAAATCCACCTAAGAATGCGGAAGAGATCAGGTTCTTTATCAGTAGGCTTGAAGAAGCTGTTAGAAAGGATGAAAGAAAAAGAATGTCTGAATTTATTGGAAAATTAAAAGTTCGAATGGATTTAGAATTTGATGCGTATGTCGAATATTTAGATGACAGTTCATCTGATGCACCAGAACAAATTAAGTTAGATTTATGATGTTTGTTTCAAAAGAAGAATTATATTTTTCTTGGTGGTTAGATGATATGAAAAAGGCTGGGTTCGTAGAGGAATATTTCTACGAACCCACTACTTTTTTATTGTGTGACAAAGTAGTGAAAAAGTATGAGGAAATTGTTGAATTAAAAACAAAGACTAAAGTAATTCCTAAATCAATTACATTGATGCAAGATTTAAAATACACACCAGACTTTAAAGTAGTATTTAAGCAAATTCCAGAATTTTTCAAAAGGAATTTTTTTATACAAGATAACATTTGGTGGGTAGATTGTAAAGGAAGTTTTATTGGTAGAAATAATAATTCTGCCATAACCTTCCCTTTAAATCAAAAATTTATGTATGTGGTACATGGAATTTTAGTCGAAAAAATAATTCCTCAGAAACTTTTCAAATCTACATTCACACCTGAGCGCTATATACGTACAGATGGTGATACAAGATTAAGAAAAATTAATTGGAAAGTTAAAAAAATTGAAAATAATTAAAGGAACTAGAGAAAAATTAAGGGCAATGGGTCCAATCATCATCCTAAAAGATGAAGTTATGGAACACGCTAAAAGCCTAGAGCTAAAAGATAGAATTGTTTATTTTTTATCATTATCTAGTGGTTTAGAGGCAATACCACAAACCATAGGGGGTGTGGAATCAACTTGCGAATACCGAAGAAGTATTGGTGATATATACAGATTCTGTGATAATATTGAAAAAGTTAGCCTCACAAAAGTCTACAAAACAGTTTATGAACTATTGAATGAGGGAAAGCTTGTCAGTTCTTTATGTACTACTATAAATCGTAGGGTGTATAGGAATGTAACAACAAATGAAGAAGGTAAGTTTTTCCATGCTTTGAGAGATGAACTAAATACAGATTTAAGTGATGTGCAGATTACTTGTACTATGGCATCATTAGATAATTATACAGATAGGATTTTAGACCAATATATATCAAATGAATGAGTATTTTTTAGTATATGGTACTTTGAGGAGAGGTCATGGTAATAATCGCCTATTAGCTACTAGTGAGTATATATGTGATTATGTCACAGAACCAAAATATACTATGATTTCTAAGGGTGGTTTTCCTGCTGTAAAAGAAGGTGGGAATACTGCTATTGTTTGTGAGTTATATAAAGTTACGGATAAAGAAGTCTATAGAAGTGTGATGTCTTTAGAGGGTTGTACTGGGGAAAAGGGACATCCTAATAATTGGTATGACTTTGTAGATATTGAAGTGGACGGAAAAATAGCACATATGTTCATTATGAATAATGCTATTGGACCAGAAGTAACTTCAGGAGATTGGAAAAATAGGGAAATTTCTTCGAGGTAAAATGTGAAAATTGTTGTATATTTGCAGTAGTGAAAAAAAGAAAGCCTACTGGAGAATATGAATTATTTAAAGAGATATGGGGAGAAAGACCTCATATCTCTTTTTTATCTGGGAGAGAATTGAAATACTTTGATCCTAGATTATTTGCACATGTTATCGCAAAATCTAAAGGAGAACAGTGGAGATTAAACAAAGATAACATCGTTCTTTTACATCCAGAAGAACATGAGCTCTTGGATGTGGGAACAGAAGAAAAAAGAAAAATGTATGCTTTTAAATGGAAGTGTGATTGGAGAAAATTAGAGGAGAAAAAAGAAACATTATGTATAAATCAGAAATAAAATATGGAGTGAATCTACAATTAGAAGTAGATTTTAAAGTGTTAATTAATGAATTTACTAAAGTACCTGTTGAAAGTATTAATGCTTTTAGTTGGAGTTCTCAGTTTGAGGATGAAATTGAGGTAAAAGTAAATTTTGAATTTGAGAAAGATGGAGAGGATTACGCTCACGGATTTCATAACCTAATAGAACTGAGGGAATGGTTAGTAGAGAACTTTTAAATTACTTCAAGGGTGATGAATTAGCAGCAAATGTTTGGTTGTCTAAATATGCTGCAAGTGGGGAAACCCATCCAGATCAAATGCATCGAAGAATGGCGAAGGAATTTGCTAGGATAGAAACTAACTATGGGAAAACTATAAATGCTGATACTCTTTCAAAATTATCTGATTTTGGAAGATGGTTTGAAGAAAATTTCTGGAATAATAATCCAGAGCAGTCTATTTACGAATTATTCAAAGACTTTAAATGCATCATTCCTCAAGGTAGTGTAATGGCTAACTTAGGTTCTAAAGCTATTACTTCTCTTTCAAATTGTTTTGTTATAGGACAACCTTCTGATTCTTATGGAGGAATATTTCAGAAGGATGAAGAAATGGTTCAATTAATGAAAAGAAGGGGAGGAGTAGGAATAGATATTTCTACTTTAAGACCTAAAGGAACAGATGTAACTAATGCTGCTAAAACTTCTACAGGAGCAGTATCTTTTATGCATAGATTTTCTAACTCTACTAGAGAAGTAGCTCAGGATGGAAGAAGAGGAGCTTTAATGTTATCCATAAGTATTAATCATCCAGATGTAATGGATTTTATTAAGATTAAAAGAGATTTAACTCAAATAACTGGAGCTAATATTTCTATTAAGCTTAATAATGATTTTATGAAAGCTGTAGAAAACGATGAAGATTATATTCTTAGGTTTCCTTGTAATTTAGATATTACCAATAAACATTCTGCTGGAGATTATGATGAATTAATAGAAGAAGAAGGAATTGGTTTTTTAAAGAAAATTAAAGCTAAAGAATATTGGAATGAAATTATTAAATCTGCACATAATGTAGCTGAACCAGGATTAATATTTGAAGACAATCATATTGATTATAGTCCTGATGGAGTTTACGAACAATATAAAGGAATTACTACAAATCCTTGTGGTGAAATTTTCATGCAAGAATATGATGCCTGTCGATTAATAGCAGCAAATTTAATGAATTTTGTAGATAACCCATTTACAAAAGATTCCAAGTTTAATTTTGATAAATTTTATAATGTCAACTATAAGGCAATGAGGTTATCGGATGATTTAATAGATTTAGAAATAGAATCTATTGATAGAATTATAGATAAAATAGATAAAGATTTAGAAGATCCTGAAGTAAAAAGAAAAGAGAAACTATTATGGTCAAAAATTAGAAATGTCGCAAAATCATCAAGGCGTACGGGTTTGGGTATCACCGCTTTAGGTGACTGTTTAGCAGCTTTAGGGCTGAAATATGATTCTGATGAAGCTTTAGAAATGATAGATAAAATTTTTTCTAAAAAATTAGAGTCTGAATTAGACTGTACCATCGATCTATCTCTTTTAAGAGGTACTTTCGAAGGTTGGGATTGGCAAAAAGAATTTACTGTCACGAAAGGTTTAAATGCTTTTTATCAAATGTTACAAGATAAATTCCCTAAACAAGTGGGAAGAATGTGTGATTATGGTAGAAGAAACGTTTCTTTTAATACTTGTGCCCCAACGGGAACAGTAAGTCTTTTAGCTAATAATTGTACTGGAGGTATAGAACCTTTATTTCAACCTTATTATTTTAGAAGAAAAAAAATTAATCCTAATGATAAAGATAGTAGGATAGATTTTGTTGATCAAAATGGAGATAAGTGGCAAGAATTTCCTGTATTACATCCTTATTTTAAACAATGGTGTATATCAATATTACCTTCTAAAAACACTTATTATTGGGGAAAAGATATAGATAAATTAGATAAAAATGAACTTCAAGGGGCATTTTTATTATCTCCTTGGTATGAGTCTACAGCTAATGATATTAATTGGTTAAAAAGAGTTGAAATTCAAAGTATTATACAAAAATATATAACTCATAGTATTTCAAGTACTATTAATTTGCCTTCTAATGTAACTGAAGAAGAAGTAAGTAATATTTATATGGAATCTTGGAAAAAAGGTTTAAAAGGAGTTACTGTATACAGAGACGGTAGTAGAAGTGGTGTACTCATAACAGAACCTTCTAAAGAAAAAACATTCTCTTATAGGGATGCTGTTAAAAGACCAGACACTCTTCCTTGTGAAATTCATCTGACTACTAAAAATGGCATAGAGTATTTGGTTGCTGTGGGTCTCTATGACCAAAGACCTTATGAGGTATTTGCATTTAAAAATACTTGGAATATCCCAAAACATTCTACTGGGAATATCGTAAAAGTAAAAAAAGGTAGATACGATCTAAACATTCAAGGTGTTATGCGTATTGAGAATATTACCAATGTTGACATGACGGCAGAAGAAGAGGACTTGACTAGGCTTGTCAGCATGAGTCTACGTCATGGGGCGGATATCACTTTTGTTGCAGAACAATTAAATAAAACTAAGAATATAGTTTCTTTTAGTAAAGCTCTTTCACGAGTATTAAAAAAATATATTCCTGAGGGTTTGGAAACTAATAGTGGTTGCCCAGAATGTAATGGAACTTTAGTATATGAGGAAGGTTGTAAAAAATGTAAAAGTTGTGGATATTCTGCCTGTTGATATAAAATACGTAAGGTTAAAAAATCATGAGGATTAAAGTAAATAAAAAGCTCATCGATAAAACAATTATCGTTGACGGTAAAGAAGTTATCGTAATGAAGCCAACCAAGGAACAACCTTGGAGTGGAAAACGAAGAAAACGAAAAGCCAAGGGTTACTTTAAAAACATTAAGAATTCAAAGTAAGAGGGGGAAACCCCTCTTTTTATTTAAAATAAAAAATGAAAATAAAAGAAAATCAAGATCAGTTGAGGTTTGAACAACTTCGAGAAAAATTTAAATTCAAGGGGGCCTATAATTATACGCAGATTGATTTGGACAGGGCTATACAAAATGGAAAACGAAAAAATCAAACTCGCACACTAGAAGATATTTCAATCGGTCTTTTTGACGGAAATATTAGCGATGTTATAAGTCAATTAGAAGATTTAAGGGATAAATACGCTGGAAGAAACATCAGTATTGACATACAAGATCACGATGAAGATTATGCGAAATGTTCTATTATGGAACTGTACAATGAGTCGGATGAAGAATTCGATAAACGTATTCAAGATCATCGAGAAGGTGTTGAGTATTTTACTTTGAAAAAAGAGTTAGAAGAAAAGGAAACTTTTTTAAAATTGAAAGAAAAATATGGATGAGAATGGAGATATTATTAACGACAGTCTTGGGGGATAGAAAATGAAAATTTGGTGTATATCTGATACTCACTGTCAACATTGGTCTTTAATACCGCCAAAAGTCGATATGGTTATACATGCTGGTGATTCTACCAATAGTAGAAATCCTGATATAAATTTTAATGAGTTGTTGGATTTTTTGGATTGGTACGAGAAATTAGAAATTAAATATAAAATTTTTATAGCAGGTAACCACGACACAGCGATTGGGTTTAATAGGATAAGAAAAGATGAATTTACAAAAAGAGGTCTTATTTATCTTGAACATGACAGTATTACTATAGAAGGTATTAATATTTTTGGGAGTCCATTTACTCCGACATTTGGCTCAGGCTGGGCCTTCAATAAAGATAGAGGTAAACTAGATAAGTATTGGAGGGAAATACCTGAAAACACTGATGTTATTATCACACACGGCCCACCATTAGGCATCTTAGACAAAACATTTAATGGTGAAGAAGGATTGTGTAATACTGGTTGCAGAGCATTAAAAAGAAGAATTGATATCGTAAAACCAAAATTTCATATATTTGGACACCTACACGATGAAAGTGATGTCTATAATGCGGGAATGTTTAAAAAAAATTCAGAAAAAACTTGGTATATCAATGCATCTGTCGTAGATTTGCGTCACAATTTTGTGAATGAAGGAGAAATAATTGAAATATGAAACAGTATGTAAATGTGAATAGTGAAGTTGTAATCAGTGATTCTGATTACAACTTTCTATCTAAAAAAGAGAAACAAGATTATGTCTTGTTAGAAAAACAAGTTGCCCTTAGATATAATAATGGTAAACGAAAATGGAGCTTGGTGGATTACAAAAGTATGGAATCTCTGGTAGATGTCTTAGAGTTTGGTGCTCAAAAATATGCGCCTTGGAATTGGACTAAAGGTATGTCTGTAACAGAAATAACAGAAAGCCTTCAGCGACATTTGTATGACTTTTTGAATGGTATTGATGAAGATCCTGAGACAGGTTTAAGTCAAATTGGTCATATGCAATGTAATTTAATGTTTTTAGCCTACATGCTACGAGAAAAACCAGAATTTGATGATAGATTTTTTAAAAATAAAAAATGAAATACAACGAATATAGTGATTTAATACAACAAACAGCTATCTATCCAAAAGAAGTTAATAACTTTGGGGTAGCTTACACTTTTTTAGGAATATTTGACGAGTTAGGAGAATATCGAGAGAAAGTTAGTTTAGGTGATTTAGAGGGTAGTAAGAAAGAAAAAGGAGATGTTTTATGGTATATGTGTGCATTGTGCCTAGAATTAGATATATCCTTTACGATATTAATAGAGAGATATTTTATTCAAAAGAAAGAAGGCGTTTTTGAAGATGCTCAATTATATTTTGGTAATATCAAAAAGTACTATCGTGATGGAAAAAATGTAGATAGAAATCACATGATTACTTATTTCTTCTTACCATTATTATATGATTTATTAATGGATGAAACCTTAGAATCATTAGGTGAAATCTTACAAAATAATGCAACTAAATTATTAAAGCGTAGAGAAACCAACACTCTACATGGAGATGGAGACAATCGAGAAAATGAAAATACGCAATGAAAAAGAAATAGAAGATCTTAAAGAAAAACCACTTACTACAGGATCATCTTATGGTTCAATTTCTACACATTATCCTGGTTTTGGTGGTTCTATGATCACAATAACTTCAACTATGTCTGATTTTGATATTGATACATTAAGTGGGTATTGGTATAAAGGTTATATGGAGGAATCAAATAATGCAGGATTACAAGAAGAACTTGAGCCTTAATCAGAGTAGACTGAAAAAGATTCTGAGCCATCCTAAAGCATTTTTGTATGATGATTGGGATGGTGAAAAACTACCAAAAGAATCCCTGATTATAGGTAATGCTGTAGATTGTCTGATAACAGAACCAGATACTTTTGAAACAAGATTTTTGATCGTTCAAGGAGAGTTTTCAATATCTAATGGGATGTATAAGACATTTCTCGAAAACTTATTTCTTACAAGATTAAGGTTGGATTCTGAAGTAGACGCTATTACTAAAGATGAGTGGTATAGTATGAGTTTTGAAAAAAGTACTACTGTTAATACTAAATTCAAATTAGAAAATTTCATTTCTGATTTTGAGGGTGGTAAGGGTAAAGACTTCTATGATTACCTACTGGAAACTTCTGAAAAGGAAGTTTTGAGTGTAGAACAGAAAGAACGTAGTATTATGATTGCAAACAGCTTAAAAAATTCTGTGTTTACTGGGGGATACTTTAAGTATCCAGACATTAAGTATCAAGTAGAAATATTTTGGACTTTTGAAGAGTTTGATATAAAATCTAAGCTGGATATGGTTGTTATAGACCATGAACACAAAACTCTCACCCCAATAGATGTTAAAACAACTGAAAAAGTAAACGATTTTAAAACTGTTGTAAAATTGAGAAGATATGATTTTCAAGCTGCTTGTTACACAAAGGCACTGGAGTCTTGGAGAGATGTGAATTATCCTGGTTATTCTATTGGAAACTTTTTGTTTCTGGTGGAAAGTTCTAAGTATCCTGGAAATCCAATGATATTCAGAGTCTCTAATGAGACGTTAGAACGTGGATTAAATGGCGGTGTTTGGGATAATGTACATTACGATGGATTTACTCAAGCTATAGAACGATATCGTTTTCATTCAGACTACGATCTGTGGGATTATCGTATGGAAGAGTATCGTAGTAACGGTATTGTAGACATATAAAAATAGGGGGAAATTCCCCCTATTTCTTTCGCCTCTTAAAAAATTTTCTGCTATTCTGTTGGATATTCTGGTGGCACAAAATCTTCTAATACAAAATCAGCAATCTCAGTAGGCCAACTATCCTTATACATTTGGAATTCTGGAGAATCCCATTCTTCTATGGAGATGAACCAATCTCCATTAACATCTTGTACTGGATTTGGAACAGTACCTTCAATACCTATCATAGATTTGATAAATCCTGGGCTAACAATATTTGTAGGAATTTTATATAATTGTGTCATTAGTAAACATTTCTAGATAAATCTGTTTGTAATCTATTAATTGCAAAATGGAAATCAGTAATTTGTTGATCTGTTAAACCTTCATGATAAGCGTAGAATGAAATATTACTAGCATCAAAATTATCAATTGTTGATGTATCATATCGTCTTGCAAATATTGGCATCGCTGATGATTTATTCACAGTACTAGATATTACTCTGGGATAATCACTTACGCCATTTCTAAATATTTGCTGATTGGCGGAATCTCTTCGGTTTGAAGTCCATAAAGCATTTTTAGGAGAAGACACTGGTAGCGCTCCACCATTAGCAGAATTAGTAGCTAAATAACTACCACCACCAAAATTTAAAGCCATCCAATGACCTTTAAATGATGAATCCACATTAGAACTCTGTTGCCCTGTTCCTAAAGTTCTAATATATAAAGTCATCCCTTGTGAATTTTGAGATAGTACTGAAGGATCGAAATGCGTATCTAAATAACCATTAGTACCATTACCAGTAACGCCATTAGCATCATGTGTAATTCCACCATTGGGTGTGATACGATATGCGCCATCTGTATCTAGCGGGTTCACTAAATTATATTTATGAGTACTGGCTGTACCACCTACAAATGGATATATTACTGGACATTTTGCCCAAATACCTTTACCTTTTATATAGTGTGTAAATGTGTCTAGTGCTACGTGTATGGTATCATCAGTTATACCAGTAGCTATTATAAATTGAGTAACACTGGAATCGTGACCACCTACACCACCTACACCTGTAAGTAACATATTAAACGAAATAAGTTATAGAATAAGTAACTTCTTCAGCAGCACTTACATCTAGTGTAAGTTTTTCTCCTGCGTTTGTGGAGAAAAGATAGCTTGGAGCAGCTATTGATAAATTAGCTCCTGTAACAACGTCTGCTGGAGATTGTAATTTTACAGCCCAAAGAGATGTACTAGCATTACTTTTAAAAGTAATTGTATTAGCATTACTATTTGTTGTAGTAAGTGAGTAAGCAACGACTTTTATTTTTTTACCCGCAACAGCAGGTATAATATCTGTATCTGCTGATACAGTACTTGTAACTGTTAAAAGTGTCGGATTAGAATTTGCGTATAACCTGTCAGTTAGCAGTCTTAATTTTCTGTTTAACTCGTTTATACCATCAATAGAATTGTGTGTTTTGTTCATATTTTTCGAATTTAAAATTCCGCTTAATAGCCTATAATACAAATATACAACAAACAAAAAAAAAGTCAAGATGAATCTTGACTTTAAAAAAGAGTTGTCTACAGAGTTATTTAAATTTTGTAGTATCTCTGTAAATAGAATCTGTTTGAACTTTAGCAGCTTTAACTATGCTATCTACCTGCTTGAGTGATTTAGAGGTTAAATTTACTTTACCCTCTGAAAAT